GAGCTTGTTGCTAGATGTAATGAGTGTGGTGGTCATAGGCTGGGCGGCGGCCGGGGCGGTACTGTGTGTTCTCATGATAGTGCGAGCAAGGCGCCGATGAACTGGGCAATGGTGACGCGGGTGGGGCTGTGGACGTTGGCTGTTGAGGCGGGGCTGTTGGGACTTTGCATGTGGCTGGCTGTGCTGCTCACTGGCCACCGGTGTGCCGCGCTCGTGATGATAGCGGTCATGTTGGTGGCGGTGGCCATTGTAGGCTTGGTGGCTGGCGCTGCTGTGGGCTGGGGGGGATGATGGGCACATTTGAGGTGACGGAGTGTCCGTACTGTGGGGCAGAGCTGGGGAGGGATGAATGACACCCGCGGATCTTGTGTTTCATGATGTGAGCGGCGCTCGAGTCTGCATGCTTATGGTTGCGGATCAGCTGTCCAGGCTGGCCTATTCTGATGGTGAGGGGTTTGGCCCAGCTGAGTTTGGGGGGCTCAAGGAGTTGCTCATGCTCGCGTTTGACGAGCTTGGGCATCCCTCGGATACCGAGGAGGGCCTAGATTATTTTATTGCGATGGTATGGGAAGCAAACGAGCCCCAGGAGGGGTTGCGGAGTCTAGCCCAGAGTTTGGAGGGGCTTGGCCGGGCATTCCGGCGCATGAGCGAGATGTCCTATGAGGCGAAGCGGGCCCGCGTGGTGCGCATGAGGGCCAAGTGGCAGGAGGGGAAAGGATGACCTTTGACATCTCGATCTATGACCACGTGCAGGCTGCCCTGGGGCCTGACGACAAGCGGGCTCTGCTGACTGTGCTGGACGCGGTGCGCCAAGGCCAACGCACGTACACGTATCTGGAGATCGGCTCGTGGCAGGGGGGTAGCCTGCAGCCCATAGTGGCAGACCCGGCGTGTGTCGAGGCCTACTCGTTCGACGCGCGCAAGGGCGGGCCAAAGTATAACACGCTGAACGCGGGCATTATGCGCGAAAACCTGAGGCGCGTTCCGGGAGCAGATATTCGGAAGCTGAGGTGCTGGGACAGTCCGATGGGTGTGGCCGACGAGATCCTGCTGGCCGACGTGGTGTTCATCGATGGGTGGCATACGCCAGAGATGGCATGGCGGGACTTTTGGGCCTGTCGCTGGATGGCGGCGGATGTGTTCCTTTTCCACGACATCGACATGATAGCCTCGGCGTTCAAGCGCGCGCAGCGTGCTCTGCCGGGGAGCGTGGGCTATCGCCTCTCCGACAAGGTAGGGCTGATCTACAACGGTGACTGGGGCGCGTTCGCTACGCCCGAGTTGCGGGCGCTATGCCGGCCGATGCGCTGGACGCGCGGGGCGACCTGGTGGGCGATACAACGGCGCTGGCGGCGCTATACGCCCGTGGGGCTGAGGCGGCTGTTATCCCCGGTGATGACGAGGTTGCGCCAAAAGGTGATCGGGCTGTGACTGTGAAAACGACGGACACCTATCGAGCCGCGTTGTTCGAGGAACTGTGTCAGGTTGCCGGGGCGGAGCGGTTCGCAGGCGGGCGCATCCTGGAGGTGGGGCCGAAGGATGGCCTGGACAGCCTGCGGTTATCCAGGCTGGGGCCTCGTCAGCTCGTGCTGCTGGACCTGCCCGAAAAGCGAGAAAGCTATGAGCGCTGGCGTACGACGATCGGCCCGAGCTGGTACGTTGAGGGGAATCTGCTCTATCTGTCGCACGCAGAGTTTGCCGCGCTGGGCACATGCGACCTGATCTGGTGCACGGGCGTGCTTTACCACAACGCGGAGCAGCTCAGGCTGCTTCGCAAGCTGTACCACCTACTGGCCGTCGGCGGGTATCTCGTGTTGGAAAGCGCCACGGCGCGGGGTCGTCGCTGGTTGCGGCGGGGGTGCTTTGTTGAGATTCACTACCCGGAGACCTATCGAGGCGTTGAGACGATCACACACCTGCCCTCCGCGGGGGCCGTGCGTGCCTGGCTGATGATGGTCGGGTTCGCTGAGATTCACGACTCGGACTGCTACCGACGGCACAACGCGGATCTGATCGGGCAGCGCGCGGCGTGGATTTGTCGGAAGGGCGAGATGGACCAGGCGGACGCCTATTATGTGCGGACGGGTTTGAACCCGCCCTATCGCTACGGGGACAGCACGTAAGATGCCAGGAGATAAGGGCATCGCGGGGCTGTGAAGGCCCGGCTGACGACCGGTCTCGCGCTCGGCATTCTGGGGCTCGGCGCTGTTCTGTACTGCGCCCTGGCCTACCACGTGTGGGGGGATGACCTTTCCCTTGGGGGAGCCGTGCGGTGGACCGTATGGGCGCTGGTTGCCGGCGAGTGGGTGCTGCTGTGGATCGTGAGGAGGAGGGCTAGAGGAAAGCGGAGCCGCTTGATGGTTGTGGCGATGGTGTGTGTGTTCGTGGCCGTACTACTGGACATGCGGGAGCTGTTCTCGTGACCGCCCTAGCTTATTTGGGCGGGATATGCGCTGCGTGGCTGGCCGCCTGTGGGCTGGCCTGGTGGCTGGTGGGTGATGAGGAGTGGGAACCGTAGAGAGGGATCCGATGGACATTCTTTGTGCGCTTTTGAGTGGGGCCGTTGTGCTGTTGTGGTTGGGGGTGTTCCTCGCGTGCTTGTTTGTGGTACCGATAGTCGCTGTTGGTTACGCCGTTTACCAAGACGGGAAGGTAGACGACGACGAGTTTTGGATGGGCTGGTGAACCTCTGGACAGGCACTCGCGTGGCCCTGATCTGCGACTATTATGACCCGGTCTACGTCGGCGGGGCGGAGTGGAGCGTGCGCCACCTGGCCGAGTGGCTGGCGGTCAAGGACACTGGCGTCGTGGTCGTTACCCCGAGCTTTGGCGAGACGGGGGACGATCGCGAGCCCGTCCTGATCCGGCGCTACCCCGTGCCGTTCAAGTCCGCGCCCGTCCCTTACTGGCAGCTGGCCAACCCCTGGTGGTACCTGTACTCGGCGCGGCACATCACGCGTATCTGCCAGCGCGAGAACGTGAGCGTGCTGCATTGCCAGGGCAAGCACAGCCTGGTCGGCACGTGGCTGGCAGCGCGGTGGATGCTGCGGCCCTGCGTGGCCACGTTGCGCGACTATCAGGCGCTGTGCCGGTACGGGGTGACGTTTGACAAGGCCGCGTGCCAGTGGCCCAGGACCCCGGCGGGGCTGTACCATCGGGCCGATGCGGCCCTCAAGCGATACGTGCTGAGGGACTATGACGAGGTGGTGGTGTTGTCCGAGGCGATGCGGCGGATCTATGCGCAGTATGGGGTGGAGGCAAGGGTGATTCACAATACGGTGGAGGCGGGGACGTGAGCGAGAAGGTGTACGTGCTGAAGGGGGTAATGAATATGGAAGTGACTATTTTGGCAGTGGTACTTTTTCTTATGTTTCTCTTTTCGGTGCCTGTGCTGGACCGGTTTTTCGGGAACCTGGAGCGGGAGACGTATCTGAGGTATCGAGAAATGCTGCAGGAAGCGGACGATGCCTGGCGCGCGGCACACCCCGACGCGCCGTGAGCACCATCCTCTACGTCGGCAAGCTGAGCTATGGCAAGGGCGTGGACCTGCTGGTGGATGCGCTGCCGGAGATTATCGAGCAGATAGGGGAGGTGGAGGCGGTGTTCGTGGGCGAGGGGCCGCTCCTGTGGCAGTTGCGAGAACAGATCTGTGGGTGGGGGCTAGACTACTATGCGGCCAAGGTGGGCTTTCTGGGCCAAGTCCCCCACGCCGAGGTCTGTGCTCTCTATCGCGACGCCGACGTCACCGTCATCCCCTCGCGCTGGCAGGAGCCGTTCGGGCGCGTGGCCCTGGAGGCATTGTGGTACGACTGCCCCATCGTGGTCACGAACCGGGGCGGCCTGCCCGAGATCGCGGCCTATGGCCCGAGCGAGATCGTGGAGCCGACGGGAGAGGAGTACTCTCCTCTGGACATCGCCGCAGGCGTGGTGCGCATGCTGAGGCGGGAGAGGGGGGAAGAGAAGTACTCTTCTCCAGAGTACTCGTCTCGCCACGTGGACCGGGACTTGCTGCGCTGGGTGTTCGGGGACGTAGTGCGGGACAAGCACATGGAGATGTATGAGGGGTTGACGTGAAAGGGATCGCTGCTGGGGCGACTGGCCTGCCGATACGGATCGCGCTGATTCCAGAGGATTGCCCGCGGAGCCCCGCAGAGATGCGCGGCAAGCCCTGGGAACAGACCGGCGTCCTTGAGGGAGCGATGGGTATGCTGCCCTTCCATCCTCGATGTCGGTGCGCGTGCGCCGTGGTGTTCTGGCCACAGAAGGGATGATGTATGACCGAGAATGCGCCGGAGTATGGAGGTGCCGCCTGTGATTATCGGACGGCTAGGCAGCGCCGGGAGAAGATACGCCATTTGCTTGAAAGAGAGGCGTGGACGCGAAGCGAGCTGGCCATAGAGCTTGGCGTTTCAGAGCGAACGGTCTCTCGGGACTTGGCTATTCTACAGACAGAGTTCCCGCGTCTGCCCGTGATGATCTCAATAGAGCAACTGCGCACACACCGCTATATGCTGTTTGACCCAGACGGTGACGAGAACTGAGAAAGTGGCACCGTCTACCATGACGGTCTAGACCGACGCGCCTGCTACAATGGACTGTAGCGGGCGCTTTTTGCGTCCGGAGATCGGCAACGCCGTCTCGGGGTGCTCGTGATAGGGCGGGTGGGGGAGCACGTTGTCGCTAGGAGGAGTATTGACGCTGAGAGCACAAGGCAGAGGGCGAGGACGACGCAGTGGGCCGTATGCTGCTGGGCCTGGTGGGCAGTGCGTGTGCCCAAGTTGTGGCCACAAGGTGGCGCACGGGGCAGGTACGCCGTGCACGAGCAGGACGTGCCCCAAGTGTGGCGCGCAGATGATGCGGGTGCTTTGATGGTCCGGCCGGGGGAGGGGCTGGACGCCGTTCGCAGAGTAGGGCTTTGCGCCCTGGGGTGCGCTGCCTATCTCCGGGGGTGTGCGCAATGCCTTGACGAGGTGCTTTTCGGTGTTGGCCCTGAGCGTCCCGTAGGGATCATAAGGTGCGGCTTGACACTGCTCACCCCGGCAGAGCGCGAGCAATCACGCCGCGCATCACTGGATAGAGCGAGGCGCAGGTGACCCTACGCGAGGCTGCGGACCGCCATGCGCTGCTGTTCGCCGGCATCCTGATCATCGCGGGCGTTGCCTGGCAGGCCACCGCCGTGCTTCAGGAGGAGCAATTGCCGCCGGGGCTACCTGAGGTGGTGCTGCAGGGGCGCGCCATGGCGGAGCTGGCCGTGCTGCGACGCAACGTGGCAGAGCAGGAGTTGTACCTGGCCGCGATGCGCAAGGGCGAGGCGCTGACGCGCGAGGAGTATGTAGACGCGCTGGGCCAGTGGTATGCGCTGAATGAGATGGCGACGGGTCGGGTGCTGGACGGGGCCGACCCGACGGATCCGGAGACGAGACTGTGGACGGTGGGGGAGTGAGCGGAGCATGGCAGAGACGATCCAGGAAAGTCCGGCGAAATCCATATCTGACCAGTTGCAGGACGCGCTGGCCCAACTTTCCACAGATCAGATCAGATACATCGTTGTGCGGCAGGGGTATACCTCAGACAAGGATGCGGCTGATGCGCTAGGGATGAAGCCGGATACGGTGTACCACTGGCCAGACGTTGTGCGCGAGGCCTGTCGCTTGATGGCCGGGGATGGCATCGTTGTGGCGCGGCATGTGCTGCGCAAGAACCTAGCCAAGGCCGCGCTGATCAAGGCGGCTGGCCTGGACAGCGACAGCGAGCGCATTCGCCAGGACGTGGCCGCGGAGATACTAGACAGGGAGCTGGGCAAGCCGACGCAGCGCCAGGAGCTAGGCGGCCCTGACGGCTCGCCGCTTGTGGTCAACATTGTACGGGCAGAAAAGCCGCAGGAATGAGCCTTGGAGGTAACGCGCCAACTCTACGGAGCCCAGCACGACTTTGTGGCCTGTACCGAGCGTTTTACGGCGTTCATCGGCGGCATTGGCTGCGTCGCCGCCGAGACTATCGTTGAGGGCGTCCCGATTGCCGAGCGAGACTCGGCGGGGCAAGTTACGACGCTGCACGGGCCAGCGATGGCGTCGAGGGCTTTTCGGAAGGGGCGAGCTGATCTGTATCGTGTTCAAACACAATCGGGCGCGGCGGTTGTGGTAACTGAACAGCACCGCTTCCTAACGCCAGAAGGGTGGCGTCCGCTTGCGCGCCTGTCCGCTGGGTCTTTCGTAGCTGCTGATGGAAGCGGGCATGATCATTCTGTGAGCGGAACACCACGAGGTTGGTCGGAGCGTTGTGCGTCGCGTCCTCATCCAGGTGGTGGATTATCCATCCCTGTGGGAGCGGCTGGCCAAAGCAGATTGCGGCGACCTCATAACACTGGCGGCGATAGTAGTGCAAGGTCGTTCTCTGACTCTTTCCGCCCTTCCACTGGGCATTCTTGGGGCCAGTTGCGCGCGACTCAACTAGCCCGCGGCGACTTGTACCGTGAGAGCGTAGGCGTCGGCGGATTACCTCGGGTGACACGCCATAGGCCTGGCCGAGATCAATGGTGGACTCGCCCGTCAGATAGCGGTCTGCGATCTCATCCATCGGGAGTTGATGAACAGGTAGGCGGCCCTTGCCAACTCGGATTCCCTGCGAAATCAGAATCTTGGATACGGTTGACTGGAGCATCCCGAGTTGCTGAGCAACAAGGCGCTGGTTCCCGAGTTCCTGAAAGGTGTGCACAATCAGAGCATAATCATATTGGCGGGCCCGGCCCCGATGGTTCCCGGACTTGTTCATGGCCTTATTATAGCACATTTTGGGACAGAATAACAACTATATCCTACTCACGGCACGGTGACTTCTACGATTTGTCAGTGCCGGATGGCAACCACTACCGAGCTCATGGCTTGTGGCACCACAACAGCGGCAAGACGTATGCGGGGGCCATCAAGCTGTTGGTCCAGTGTGGCGAGAATCCAGGCCTCTACGGTGTGATCTCGCCAACCTATCCCATGCTCCGGGACGCAACGCTGAGGTCTGCCCGGGAGGTGCTGGGCCGGGGCCTTACGGGATTCAACAAGGCCGAGATGGTGGCCACGGTCCAGGGGGGCAGCGAGATCCTGTTTCGCAGCGCAGACAACCCCGAGCGACTGCGCGGGCCAAACCTGAGCGGCGTTTGGATCGACGAGGCCGCGCTATGCCATCGCCAGACGTGGGACATCCTCATAGGCCGACTGCGCGCCGGGGGCAAGGCTGGGCCGTGCTGGATCACGACAACACCCAAGGGGCGCAATTGGCTATGGGAACGCCGCGATCAGATGCGCATATTCAAGGCCAGGACGCAGGACAACTGGTACCTGTCCCCCGAGTTCGTGGCCTCGCTAGAGAGGGCCTACAGCGGCGACTTTGCCCTCCAGGAGCTAGGCGGCGAGTTCGTGGCCTTCGAGGGCCTGATCTATGGCGAGTACGACCGGGACGTGCACACACAGCGCCGTAAGGCGGCAGAGTTCTCGCGCGTCGTGGTCGGGGTCGACGAGGGCTACACCAACCCAGCGGTGGCGCTGGTCATCGGGGTGGACGGTGACGGCAGGGCGCACGTGCTCGAAGAGTTCTACAAGCGCCAAGTGCGCCAAGAGACGTTCGTCACCGAGTGCGTGGGTATCCATGAGCGCTACACCGTGGAGCGGTTCTACGTGGACCCCTCGGCGGCGGGCCTGATCGGAGCGATGGCCCACGCGGGTCTGCCCGTTATGCCGGCGAACAACGCGGTGACGGACGGCATACAAGCCGTCAAGGCGCGGCTGGCAGTGCAGGGCGATGGGCTGCCACGGCTGACGCTGGACCCAGCCTGCGCGAACACGGCGAGTGAGTTCGAGAGCTACGTCTGGGCCAAGACGCGCGATGGCCAGGCCCTCGACAAGCCGGTGAAGGACAATGATCACTCCATGGACGCCATCAGATATGTTTCAAGCGCCCTGGCACAAAAGAGACGAGGCTGGCGATCCTGGTGAACATCATCCAACGCCTGGGGCGGGCATACAAGGCCGCTAGCGCGGCCATGCGCTGGCCGGGGGCGGGGTCCTTTGCTTCGTGGATCATGCCGCGGAGCGACATCGACTATCAGACCGAGGTGGGCACGGGGCGCAAGTCGTCCGTGGTCATGGCCTGCGTGGGCTGGGTGATGCGGACGTTCCCCGAGGCGCCGGTGCAGGTACTCAGGCGCAACGCTGAGGGGGCCATGGAGGCCGTGGAGCAGCACAAGCTGCTGGCCCTCCTGGAGAGGCCGAACCCGTACTATCCTGGCGAGTTGCTGTGGCAGGCCACGATGGGCGACCTGGAGACCATGGGCAACGCCTACTGGCGCAAGATTCGCAACGGCTACGGCGCGCCCGTGCAGTTGTGGTGGATGCCCCAGGCCACGACGGAGCCCCGTTGGTCACAGCATGGCACCGACTATATCTCGCACTATGACTATACCGTAGACGGCCAAACGGAGCACCTGGCGCCCGAGGACGTGGTGCACTTTCGATGGGGCCTGGACCCCGAGAACGTGCGCAAGGGCCTGGCCCCGCTGCAGTCGCTGTGGCGCGAGGTGTTTACCGATGACGAGGCGGCGGCGTTCAGCGCCGCGCTGTTGAAAAACATGGGCGTGCCGGGGGTGATCCTGAGCCCGAGCGGCGCGGACCTGGGCACACCCGGGCCAAACCCTGACGAGCAGGACGCGATCAAGGAGAACTTTAGGCAAAAGTTCACCGGGGACAAGCGCGGCGAGCCGCTGGTCATGGAACAGCCGATGAATATGCAGATCGTGTCGCTGTCGCCGCAGCAGATGGACCTGGGCCAGCTGCGCGAGATCCCTGAGGAGCGCGTCTGTGCCGTCATGGGCATCCCGGCGGCGGTTGTGGGGCTGGGCACGGGCATGCAGCAGACCAAGGTCGGGGCCACGCTGCGCGAGCTGCGCGAGCTGGCCTACGAGTCACACATCATTCCGATGCAGCGCCTTACGGGGGGGCAGGTCGAGTCGCAGCTGCTGGTAGACTTTGAGGACCCGGCCAAGGCGGCGATCGGCTTTGACGACAGCAAGGTACGCGTACTGCAGGAGGACGAAGACGCCAAGTGGACGCGCACGGACACAGCGGTGCGCGGCGGCTGGATGACCATTCTGCGTGCCAAGGAAATCGTGGGCGAGACGCCCGAGGACGGCGACAACATCTACCTGCGGCCGATCAACGTGGTGGAGGTGGGACCTGACGCCCCCGAGCCGGAGCTTACAGAGCCGACCAGCGACCAGGGCGAGATCGCCCCCGGGGACTTACGCGGCGAGGAAGAGGACGAAGAGCCAGACGATGACGGCGAGGACGAAGGCGAAAAAGCAGCGAAGTCGCCCGGAAGGGGGGCGGCGGGCGCCGAGACGGCGCGCCCTTTTGAGGGCGCCGCGACCAAGACGCTGTGCTCGGATGAGCGCATCTGGGCCGGCAAGGCCCGGTACCCAGACGAGACCAAGGCCAGCAACGCGGATCGCATCTACCTGCAGCGTACCGAGCGCGAGGCGCGGAGTCTGGCCAAGCGATTCCAGATGGACGTCAGCCGGGCGCTGGTCAAGCTGGCTGACGCCGTAGAGATCACGGTGCGCGAGGCGGCAAAGGAGGCCGTCCCGAAGCCTGACCCAGACGAGGCCTGGGCTACCAGCATGACCCTGGACGGCGGCGAGGTGGTCACGGTCGAGGTGCCCGAGGAGCTACTGGAGCAAGCGGGGCTGCGCACGCTGTACGAGGCCAACTATGAGCAGATCATCAACACGACGCTGGGCACGGTAGCGCAACGGCTAGCCATGCCGGTCAACGTGATGCTGCCCGACCCCGTGGCCCGGGACATGATCCGGCAGGGCGGCCAGAGGATCACGCGCATCGGGGATCAGACGCGGCGGGCCATCACCGGGGCACTGGCCGACGGGCGCATCGCCGGCGACGGAGCCAAGGCCCTAGAGAGACGCATCCGGTCCTATGTCGAAGGTCGGCACATGTATCCCGGCATCTTTGCGCGCGCCGAGGCAGCCGGGCGAGACGGCGACAGGGCAGCGCGGATGTACCGCGGGGAGACCATTGCCAGGACAGAGACCAAGAGGGCGCAGAACCTGAGCGCGATCAAGAGCTTTCAGGGGAACGCGCAGTGTTCGGGGATCAGGGTGTGGGACGGCGAGGGTTGCGGCTGGACGTTCCACGATGACCCGCTGGTGGCCAACGGGCGGCTGGTGAGCTTCCAGGAGGCCGCGGACCAGCCATTGTCGCACCCGCGCTGCGTGCGGTCGATGGGGCCGGTGGTCAAGGGCGAGGGGCCGGTGGCGCCCGCCCCATGACCCTGCACAGCATCCTGGGTCTAGCCATGGTCCTGGCTATGGTGGCGTTCTGCTGGCTGTGCGGCGAGGCGTGGTTCATAAGCTGGTGGCTGAGTCTGGGAGGGGGATAGGATGACGCTCTGTAGCAGTGCAGCCTTTACGACAGCGGTGACCAAGGCGCTTGGCATCAAGGCGCCCGTATACCATTTGGTGATCGAGGCCAGGGTCGGCGACGTTGTGAGGGTCTATGTGTCGCTGTACGGCACGCGGGACTTGATCGAGGTGACAGAGGGGCTAGACGGTGCAGAGGTGACGATCTTGGGTGGTGCCGACGAGGTCGCCGATGCCTGAGCTGTGGAGCTGTATGGGGCTGGTGTTGGGGGTAGCGTTGCTCATGTGGATCATTAACGAGCTGGGCGAGCGCAGTAGCCGGCGCTTTATGCGTCGGTGGCAGGACCCCTTCGATGACTGACCTGTGGGGGCTGTGGGGGACGTGGGGAATAGGCGGAGACGACGAAGAGCCTATGTGGTGCAGCGACGGTGATTCGGCCGTGTTTGCATTGCCGAGGCCATTGGCCATGGCGCAAAAAGTCTACTGGGAGCACCTGTATCCAGATTGTCATTGGTGCGTCGCCCGCATCGGGGACGACGGCCTGCCCAAGCCAGGCGCCGACCCCGAGCATGCCGTGGTGGGGGATCTCGTCTGCGTCGGGACCGACGAGGCTGGCGATGACTGGATGCCGCTCGAGGCGGCAGAGTACGACGACTTGGCCGCGTACCTGGCGACGCGCAAGCCTGGCGACCAGGTGGGCGATTATGCGTGGTAATGCAGGAGAATAGACGATGCCGGACAACGAAGATGCCGGGGTGTACGATTCGCAGGACGACGCGGAAGAGGAAGAGGGGCCCGGGGCAGAGCCTGAGGTCGTAGAGACCTCGCCATCCGAGGTGGACGACTGTGACGGTGCCGCGATGGACGCCGCGCGTCAGGGCGACGTGGTGGGGATCTGGGAGCTGCACCTGGTGCTCAACGGATACAAGCTCTGGCGCCGCATTGGCGACAAGGGCAACGTGATGCGGCGGGAGACCGGTGGCTGACGGTAGGTCGGTGTAGGATGTGTGAGGAGGGGGACATGAGGGGCTACGTCTGCGTGGACGATGGTTCGGTGTGGGTCAAGGACGAGCCGCCGGAGTACAAGGACATTGATGCGTACCTGCATGGGCGCGTCATCGGATCACGCATAGGGGACTGGGAACTTGAGCTCTATCGCTGGGGCTGTGAGGCCGACGCGGGGTATGTCAGGCAGATATGGCGCCATACGCAGGATGGGCGCAAGGTTACTCACTCGCTGGCGGCTCCCAAGCAAGGATGGCCCAAAACGCCTTTCGGATGTCCGGTGCGCACGTGGGGTTGGCAGGGTGCCGGTGGCTGACCGGCTTTCCGACGCGACGCTGCGCGAGTTCATGCTCGTGCTGCGTCAGGCCATGTTGCTCGTTGTGGGGTGGATTAACAAGAGGTACGGCTTGAGGTAATCGACAGCCATTATCTGACAACATCATAGGCAGTGCGGTCAAGGCGAGTGCGCTCGCCCACCGCCCCGCCCCGTTTCCTGGGCAGTGCCCCTCGGCCCCGCTCAGTAGGCGGGGCTTTTTTTGTGACAAGGAGACGACACATGCCAGAAGCACAGATTAAGCAGTTCAAGGCCCTGGTGGACTTGCCAGACGCGGACGACAACACGCCCGAGGGCACCATAGTGGCCCGCTTCAGCGTGTTCAACGTGCGCGACGAAGAGGACGACGTGGTCTTGCCCTCCTTCTTCGTCGAGGGGCAAGAGATGGCCATGGCGGCGTGGGGGCATGACTGGGGGTCTCTGCCGCCGGCGAAGGGAAACATCCACGTTGACGCTGAGGGCGCGACGTTCACCGGGCGCTTTTTCATGGACACCGATAGCGGCGTCCAGCACTACCGGACGGTGAAAAACATGGGCCCCCTCCAGCAGTGGTCCTTTGGTTTCCGCGTGACAGAAGCCAAGGACGACGAATGGACGGACGGCAAGCCTGCGCGGTTGCTGGTCCACGGTGAGACCTACGAGGTCTCGCCGGTGCTACTCGGGGCCAACCAACAGACGCGCACCGAGTACGTGAAGGGGCGCAGCGAACCGATGACCTACGCAGATGAGGCAACGAAGGCGCTTGCTACCTTTGCTGCACTCATCGAGCGCACCAAGGCGCTTACTGCCTTGCGCGCTGAAGACGGTCGTCAGCTGACCGACGCCCACCGCGGCTACATCGCCGAGATGAAGAGGGATCTGGACATCCTCGAAGCCCTGGCCGAGCCGGCACCGGAGCCAGAAGAGCCCGAGGCCGCGCCCGAGCCCGAGGACTATGACCCCGAATCGGCACAGCTGCACACGGCGTTTCTGAGCATTCTGAGCAACTACGCAGAACAGGAGCTATAGACATGGGAGCGACACTGAGAGAGATGCGGAAGACGCTGGAGGCCAAGCAGAACCGGCTCCAGGCGATCTTTGACCAGGCCACGGCGAACAGCGAGGTCGACACAGCTGATGGGGCCAAGGGCCAGAAGCGATACGACTGGGACGCGGTGAAGGAGTTTGAGAACCTGGCCGACGGCGCGGCCAAGATGAAAGAGGTCAAGCGCCTCAACCTGGAGCTCAACGATCTAGCCGATGAGGCCAAGGGCCTGGCCGAGGTTGAGGCTGCGGACCGCAACGTCAGGCGCATAGGCGAGGACATGGACAAGCCTGACGCTGGGCACGCCCTGCCCCGAAACCAGCCCGGCGACGTGGAGCCGAAGAGCCTGGGCGAGCTGTTCACCGACAGCAAGTCCTATCAGGATTGGACGCAGCAGGAAAAGGGCGCGGAGTACGAGCTAAAGGGCGTCGATCCTCGGCCTTTACTGCAGACCAAGACCCTGTTTCAGACGAGCGACGGCTGGGCGCCCGAGACGACCCGCACCGGCAAGGTAATCGGCGCTGCGACGGCGCAGCCCGTGCTGATGGACGGGATTCCACGCAACACGACCAGCCAGGCCGCCGTGGTCTTTATGTACGAGGACACCTTCACCAACGCCGCCGCCGAGGCCTCGGAAGGCGAGGCGTTCGGCGAGGCTGCGATCGGCCTGACCGAGCAGTCGCTGACCATCCGCAAAGTGGCCACGTTTCTGCCGATGACCGACGAGCAGCTAGAGGACGTGACCTACGCGCAACGGTACGTCACCAGCCGACTCACCCTGATGATGAACCAAAGGGCAGAGCAGCAGGTGCTGGTCGGCGATGGCAATGCGCCCAACATGCTGGGTGTGCTGAACTGGAACGTGGGGCAGTCGTCCATCCAGACACAGGCCCTGGGCACTGACAATGTACCTGACGCGGTGCACAAGGCTATGACGCTGGCGCGCGTCACCGGGCGAGCGGAGCCGAGCTTGGCCGTGTTCCATCCGAACGACTGGCAGACCGTCAAGCTGCTTCGGGACGGCGAGGACCGCTACCTCTACGGCGGCCCGGCCGATCCTGGGCCAAACCGCATTTGGGGTCTGCCCGTGATCCAGACGACCTATGAGACAGAGAACACCGGGCTGGTCGGCGACTGGGCCGGGTACTCTGAGTTCGTGATGAAGGCGGGGATCACGTTCAAGATCAGCGACTCGCACGATGACTACTTTACCAAGGGCAAGCAGGCTTTGCGCTGCACGTTCCGTGCTGTGCTGGTGATCTACCGCGGCTACGCGTTCGCCAAGATCACAGGAATCTGAGCAGCAGGAGATAGGAGGCATGAAATGACGAAGCGAACAAGAACGCTCCTGCTGACCATGGCTGTCATCGCGGCGGTGTTTGCCGCCGTGAGCTGTGCGCCGAGCTATATGGGCCCGGTGTATCGCACGTCTGGCAAGCTCACCGTGGACTCTGGCGGCGAGCTAGAGGTGAAGAGCGGTGGCATCGTTGACCTGCAGAGCGGGGCGTTCATCACGAACGCATCCGGGCTGTTGCTCGACGGTGGCTCCGACGAGGTACAGCTGACGGTCCAGGGGTACGAGGCGCAGACAAACGCCATCATGGTGGTCGAGAACCAGCTGGGCACAGACATCCTGACCGTGCACAGCACGACCATCACGACGGCCGGGACCCTGGTGTGTTCGGGCGCAATTGACGCTAACAGCGGCGTAGATGTGCTCACGGACCTGACCGTGGCGACCACGGCGTTCGTCGCCAGCGCCTCGGGCTACGTGACCTCGACTGTGCAGGTGCAGTCGGCGGACCTGAAAAGCACGGACGATGTGCTGGTCGGCGACGATCTAAACGTCGGCAGCAGCGCGGTCGTGGCCAGCGCCAGCGGGTACCTGACGACCACGGCGCAAGTGCAGTCGGCGGATCTCAAGTCGACTGACGACGTGATCGTGGGCGATGAGCTGACGGTCAATACCACAGCGGTTGTGGCCAGTGCCTCGGGCTACGTGACGAGCACGGCCAGCCTGTACTCGGCTGCGCTGGAATCCACCGCCGGCACGACTGTGGGCGATGCCCTCGTGGTAACCACGGGCGGCATTGACCTACAGGACGGGGACTTGACCCTCGCCGAGGGTGAGTCCATCGGGAACAGCGTCGCCACCCAGATCGACATCACGGCCACGACCGTGTCCCTGTCGGGGGCTCTGGACGTGACCGGTGGCGATGTCATCCTTCAGAACGACAGCTTGATCGACAACGGCGTGGCCGGAACGATCGGGTTGTCAGCAACGAACGGCGTCGTGGTCACGGACACCCTGACAACCATCGGCGACATCACAGCTGGCACGGGGATCACGGTTACCGCTGGCGGAGTCCTGATCTCGGCGGGCGGTGCGACAGTAACGGCCGGCGGGGTGGACATCCAGGACGGGGCCCTAACCCTGTCGGAAGATGAATCCATCGGCCAGCTAGGAGATGGAATCGTCGCGATCACGGCCACTACGACCTCGCTGTCAGGGAGCCTGGATGTGACCGGCGGGGACGTCATCCTCGAAAACGACGCCTGGATAGACAACGGCGTGGCCGGAACGATAGGGCTCTCTACCACTCTAGGCAACGTGGTAATTTCGGACTCGCTGACCACGGTGGGCGACATCACGGCCGGGACAGGGATCACGGTTTCAACCGGTGGTCTCCTGGTATCGGCAGGCGGCGCCGTCGTCACGACGGGCGGCATCGACCTACAGGATGGGGACTTGACCCTAGCCGAGGGTGAGTCTATCGGAAACAGTGCCGACGGGACTATCGCCATGACCGCGACCAACGTTCTTCTGTCCAACTTCTTGCAGCTGACGGCCGTTGAGCAAATCTTGACGTTCAACGACGAGCCCATAACCCCGACCGCTACGCTGATGGAGATCACGAACGGCGGGAATATCTGGACGGACAGCGTTGTGGCTGGCACAGATGGGCAGCTTCTGATCATCCGTAACACGGCGAACAACAACCTGGTTCTCACGGACACAGCGACGCTCATGCTTTCGGGCAACCTCACGTTGGCTCAGTACGACACCGTTGTGCTGCTCAGTGATGGGACCAACTGGGAACAGCTCGCGACAAGCAATAACTAGGAGGCGAGATGCTAGGCACCCGCTTCCTGGAACTCGCTCACAAGGCCCGCCGCACAGCAGCGGCGGGCACCTCGGAGGCCATCAACGGAGACGCCACGTTTCTCGGGCAGATCACGCGCGCGCTGGTGGTGCTGGACATTGCGTCCAGCGCCACCGACGCCGGCGATGTGCTGGACGTATACGTCGACGTGTCGCTGGACGACCGAGTGACGTGGCTGAATGCGATCCACTTTACGCAGCAAGCTGGCAACGGTTCGGCTGCGAAGCAGTACGCGTTGCTGGCCCTGGATACCGGCGCCGCGACGGTGGTCACGGTCACGGCAGATGCGGCGTCTGGCGTAGTCAGGCCAACGCTGCTGGGGCCGCAGATCAGGGCGCGGTGGACAATCACCGACGGCTCAGCTGACGGCGATCAGGCACACACGTTCCGCGTGTTCGCTTTCGTTTGGTAGAGAACAAGAACTGGAGGACATGATGCAGAAAAGACAGAGGCTCGCGGCGCTGTTGATGGTAGCGGTGGTGGTCGGCCTTGTGGCGATGTTGCTGGTTGCGCCCGCGCCCGTGATGGCGGCCCAGACGGTGACGCCCCAGGACATCGGCACGACCAGCTTCATCAGCATGACGTTGACGACTGAGGACGGCACCGGCTTTTCGTTCGCGAACAACGGCCGATGCTTGCTGGCGATCCAGAGTGCGGTGAGCACGACCTGTTCGCGAACGCACTACATCACCGTGACGACCGATGCGACGTTCCACGGGTTCGCCGTAGCGGACCTGACGGACACCATCTACAGCTCCTCGCCAAAGATCATCGGGCCGTTCAATACCTCGCTGTTCAACGACAGCTCGGGGAATGTCACCGTGGACATAGACCCATACGGCTGGACGGGTGACTATAGCGTGACGGTGCTGAGGTACTGAGCATGAGGCGCCCTATCGAGGACAAGGCGCTGAGACCGGCGGAGGACAAGGATGGGAACCGCGACGCTGTTGACGCCAAGCGAGCTACGGGGCCACGTCGAGACCGATCTGTCCGAGGGCGTGCTGCAGAGCATCCTGGATGCCGAAGAGACCGAGATCATCCGCCGGTACGGCGCGCACGCAACACAGACCGACCTGTTACCAGGCGGCGAGCTTTGGCTTGTGCTTCGGCGCACGCCAGTGTCCTTCACTTCGGTGACGGAGACGGTCAACACAACTAGCACGGTGCTGGCCGCAGACGACTATCGCCACTGGGGCGGTGGGCGGCTGGAGCGCCTGGGCACCGGGACCAACGCACGCTCCGAGTGGGGCGACCGCGTGTCTGTCGTCTACGTGCCCGAGGCACGCAGCGACCAGCGCAAGCTGGTCCTGGTGCAACTGGCCCTGCTGGCCATCCAGTACCAGGGCGTGCAGCGAGAGGCCATCGGCGGCAACGACTATAACGTGGAGTACCTGGACCACCTGCGAGAGCGCGAGCGCCTGATGCGGAGCCTCGCGCCTCGCGGCGGGATGGGGTTTGCATGAGCCCGACGATTCGGCAGCGCATGGCGTACAGGGCGGCGATCTGGAGAGCGACCGAGACCGAAGACGCCTGGGGGGCGCCCAAGAAGGGCACCCCGGAGGTGCACATCGCGTCGCAGCCGTGCTACTGGTATCAGCCGTTTCTGCGCACCTACGGCGCCGGTGAACAGCAGGGCCAACGCAACGTGAACATCTACACCTACCAGCTCATGGTGCCTTTGGGCACCGACATCACAGAGCGCGACCAGGTACAAGGCGTCGTGGACCGACGCGGCACGGCGCTGACCAGCGCGACGATGGAAGTGATCCAGGTCGCGCGACACAAGACGCACCTGATCCTGACCCTGGAAGAGGTGTCGTAGTGGCGAGGCTGCTGACCTGGCACGGCAACGAGGTCGTGAAGAAGGTCCTGGACGCGACCAAGGCCGGCATCGACGAGACGACGCTCAAGTGCACGGAAGCGGCACAGAGCCAGCTCTATCCGGGGCATGGCGTCATCACGGGGATTCTCAAGGGCTCCATCAAGAGCGACGCCGCCGTCGATGAACCTGGCGGCATCGTGGGTCGCTGGGGCAGCCATGACGTGAACTATGCACTACCGATCGAGGCCCGCTACGGCTACCTGCGCTACGCGGTGGACACCGAGTACCCGGGGCTGGCCAAGCGCATCCAGGAGCACCTCGACAAGTGACCATCCAGAACCCGCTCACATCGCTGGCCACGTACCTCAAGGCCGACCCTGCGGTGGCCGCGTTGGCCAGCACGCGGGTGTACGTCGCCGAGACGCCATGGGACGAGGCCACGAACCAGCCACGCTACGCGGTGGCGATCTGGCCTACCGGCGGGCGCCATGAGCACTATGTGCCACTGCAGCCGATCCGGGTGGACATCATCTGCTATGGCGCGACGCACCTCCAGGGACACACCCTGTTCCTGGCGGTGTACGAGGCGATGAAGAACATCGCCAGAGAAGACAACAACGACACCCTGCTACACGTGGCCACCCAGAGCGCCGGGCCGCTGACGGAGCGCGATCCGCGCACGCACTGGCCCTACACCTGGTCCTCGTGGCTGGTGACGGCAGGGGAAGAGACGACAGATGTATAGGAGGCAATGATGGCAGGGTTTCAGCCGTTCCGGCTGCAAATCGGGACAATGGACGTGTACCTGGGGCCAGTCGGCGAGGCCGACCCAGGGGCAGACGTGGCCACGCCGGCGGGCAACTGGCTCACCATCGGGCAGGCAGACGGCCCGGTCACGTTCGCGCCGAACAAGGCCACGATGAACTTGTTCGACAACTCTAGCCTGGGGCCACTCAAGGTGGCGACGACGGCGTTCGAGCCGACGGTGGCCTTCACCCTGGCGAACATGACCCTCGAGAAGGTCGCCGAGTTCTACAGTGACATAACGGTGACGGACGCGGCCGCTGGCGGCGGCACCAAGGGCTACCGGCACTATAGCGTGGGGGAGCCCGACGACGACCAGTGGGCCATGATCTTGCAGAACATCACGGCTAGCCCGTACATGTCCGACCTGTTCCGCATCCTGATCTATGCCGTGAGCGTGAAAGAGCTGGGCGAGCAGGCCTGGACCAAAGAGGACAAGACGGTGCAGCCGGTGACCATGCAGATCCTCAAGGACCCGAGCACGGGGAACTTTTACAAGGTCTACGCAGTGGACGCGGCTGCGGCCTGAGCGTAGCGGATGACTGACACCATACGGGAGGGGGAGTATGGCACGAAAGGAGCGACTGGCGGGCGAGCAGGTGCTAGAGCTGTCAACTCTAGCGCCTATCGCCCGTCGCTATGTGACAGTCGATGGCAAGCAATACGACCTGCTAGACCGGGACGAGATCGACGCCGTAGGCGTGGCGCGGCTTTCGCAGGTGCAGCAGCTGGCGCAAGCGGTGGACGACGTCGACTGGAATGATCCCAGCGACGAGGACATCGGCAAGGCAGAGTCCTTGAACCGCATGGCTGACGTTGTGGTGCGGCTCGTGCTCCCAGCCCTCCCCGACGCGGCACGTAAAAAACTGAGCTTCTTGCAGAAGATGCAGATAGCCCAGGTTTTTCGAGTGACCCCGGAGGAGACGAAGGAGAGCCCGACGCCGGGGGAGAACCCGGAAAGCCCATCGACTGGGGAGAGTGGTGCCCCAAGCTCCAGCGATTCTACGGTGGCAGCGACCCCGGATGTTGGCTGAGACAGCCGCTGTGGTTGGTGCAGGCCTATATCACCATGCTGCCCCGACTGCAGGCTGAGGAAGCGCTGCAGGGCGTGAACGTCCTGCACGCGGGTGACAGCATGATCAGCGCGGGGTCGCGACAGCGCGTGATCGACGCGTGGCAGGAACAGGCGCGGCCCGGCGACAACAGGACACGGACGGTCGAGGACGTGGCTCGCGGCCTTCGGGCAGCGCTCGGGCAGCTATAGCGCGGAGACGAGACATTGGCAGGCAGTGAAAAGCTAGGGACCGCGGTCCTAGAACTGAAAACGGATAGCACGGGCCTGAACGCGGGCATCGCCTCGGCCAAGACGCGCGTCGGGGGACTGGGCGCTGTACTGGGCAGCGTCGGCGGGATTGCGGCCGGGCTGTTCGCTGGCCGCGCCATCGTGGGCGGCATCAAGGAGATGGTCGACGTCTCTGCCGACTTTGAGACGCAGATCAAGTTGCTGGAGGTGGCCGCCAAGGGCTCGGGCGTCAGTTTCGACGACCTGAGCGACGTGGCACTCCAAACGGGTGCTGACACCAGCCTCATCGGAATCAGCGCAAGCCAGAGCGCCGATGCCCTGACCAACTTTTACAAGGCTGGCCTCAAAACGTCTGACATCTTCGGCGGAGCCGGTGGCCTCAACGCCTACATGGAAGAGGGCGCGGAGCTCTCCGGGGCTTTCCGCGCCGCCATTGACCTGCAGGCCGCATCAGAGCTGAACCTGGATCAGGCCTCTGATCTGCTGGCCACAACCATGAGTACGTTTGGCATCAGCGCGGAAGAGGCCACCAAGATCACGGACAATCTGGTGCAGTCCGCTGACGCCTCGGTGACCAGCGTTCCCGAGCTGGCCGCTGCCATGGAGACTGTGGGGTCGACGTTTGCCTCGTTCTACGGCGAATCGTTAGGGGGCATGGGTACCCTCGAGGAGTTGAACAATCTGCTCGCCGTGCTGTCGTCCCGTGGCATTCGGGGGGCTGAGGCGGGGACGGCGCTTAAGTCGATGATGATGCAGCTACTAACCCCCGCCTCCGCAGCCAAGGACGCTCTGGCCGCGGCGGGGTTCCATGCCTTTACTGCGACAGGTGACATCCGCGGCATGGGCGAGATGATGGATGAGCTGGGGACCATCCTGCTCAAGAACGCTTCGACCTCGGGTCTTACGGTAGGCATGACCCTAGCTCAGTCAAGGGCGTTTCACAAGTTGCAGGAAGAATACGACGGGCTGGTTGCATCTTCCACAGAACTCACGGAAAAGGTAGAGGGCGGAGCAGGGGCCACCGAGGAAGAGGTGCGGCAGTATTGGGCTCTGCAAGACACGCTGGCCCAGACGGCCCGCGCTCTCAATGATATGACCAAGGTCCAGTATGACGCGGCCACTGGCATGGCGATCATGACCGACGAGGCCTCCACTTTTCTCAGCAAAAAGGCCGCAGGCTCCTACGGCATCAAAGCGCTGACCACGCTGATGGCCGAGGGGCAGACGGGGCTGGACGAGATGACCGCGGCCACCGCCGAGGCCTCGACCGCCGCCGACGTGTCTGCCGCCCGTACCTCGGGCCTGAACGGTGCGATGGAGGCCCTAGAGGGCACCATCGAGACGTTCATGATCAAGGCCGGGACGCCGCTGATCGAAAAGTTTTTCACTCCGCTGGTGAGTTTCGCGGCCAAGGTCGTAGAGAGCGTCATCCCCATGCTGGATGGCTTTGGGCCAGCGCTTGACAGTGTGGGCAGCGTCGTAGGAGGGCTTCTGGAAAAGACCCAGGGGCTAGGTGACGTAGAGGGGCCCACCGTTGGGGCCCCCACGGCGGGATCCGTGGGTGTAAACGCCACAGAGCTGGCCACAACTATGATGTCTGGCCTGGCGGATGCCATCACCACGCACCTTTCCGCGAACTCGGCCGCCTATGCCACTGCTATCACCACAGGGATGCTCGACATACTCAAGGCCGTGCCGCCCAAACTGTTGGTAAAGGTGCCGGACCTTGCCGGGGCACACGCCGGCGTGTTTGGAGCGGTGATAGGAGCGGGCATCAAAGGATTGTCAACGTTGGTTGGCGGGTTCGCCACGACTCTGTGGGATTCAATAACGGGCATCTTCGACAAAGCAGGTGAAGATGCGGACGCGGACGATGCAGGGAAGACAAAAAGCAGCGCCAATATTCTAGGGTTCTTCAACGGGGTCATGAAGAAGTTTATGGACGGGCTTACGGGCAATACAGAGTGGCCCAAGGCGATAGGCGACTGGATACTGGGGTTGGTGACGGGGCTAGAAGATTTTAGTGTAGCGGAAACAGACAAGTTCATCGCCTTGTTTACGGGCGACCCGGACGGGATCATCACAAAGGGGATACAGTCTATCGAGGATGAAGTAGAGTCCATCAAGCAGGCTGGCCGCGACCTGTTGTCAGGGTTCTTTGAGGGCCTGGGCGACAGCAAGATAGCCCAAACTGGCAAATCGGTCTGGGAAAAAGCCACTGGGTGGTTGCCCAAGAAGACCAAGGACGAATACGACGCCCACTCGCCGTCGAAAGTCATGATGGCGATTGGCGGGGACATCGTTGAGGGCTTGGGTATCGGTATCAGCAATGGCATTCCCCAGGTCGAGGGTAGTTTTAGCGGCGTGATGGATGTCTTCGACTCCATCGTCGGATGGCTGACCCGGTTCGCCATGGTCGCTGGCAGCAGTGGCATGGAGGCTGCCGGCGAGACCTTTGAGGACATCGCCGACGGAATCGAGGATATGTCGACCGCGTTCATGCAGTTCGCCCAAGGCGCCAAGGCCGTGAAGGAGGGCGAGCTGGATCGCGGCGGCATGATCGCTTACCTGGACGAATGGGCCTGGGCAGCCGGCCAAGCGGTGATCCGAGTGCAAGAGGTGGTCAAGAGCGTCGGCTCCGAGACCATCACCAAGATGAAGGGCAGAGCGACACGCCTGGGTACGATCCTCCAGAGCCTGGTCACCGATTTCTCCAAGTGGAAGCCGGGCGACATGACCCAGATGCGGGCCTACCTGGACCAGCTTGGCGTGTTTCTCCCCGAGATCGTGCGTAGCCTGGTGAGCATGGTGACCGATCCCGAGACGGGCCTGGGCAGCATCATCCTCGACGATGTAGTTGTCTGGTCTGGTCAGCTGGCCTCCACGTTCCAGCTCATGGGCGCGAACCTGGCGGGGATCAAGCCAAGCGGGGCAAAGAACTTTCTGGACGACGCCTCGACCTACCTGGACCAGGTGTTCGGGTTCGCCAGGCTGGTCAAGGACAAGATTCTGGGGTTGGTGGATGACCCGCTGGCACCCGACGCCTACAAGGCCTACGAGGACACGTCCAAGGCGGTGCCCTTCATCACTGGGCTGCTGGGCCTGATGGGCAAGGACCTGAAAGCAGAGCTCCCCGAGGACGGCTTTGAGGAGACGCTGCCCGAGTACCTGCGCCTGGCCGAGTGGGCACTGGATCAGATCATGCCATCCGTGGAGAGCATGATTGGGGAGTGGGGGCAAGTCGAGGGCGATGCCAAGTCGGCCCTCGAGGTCGGCTCCGGTGCCGTCGGCTGGATCACCAGCCTGCTGGGACTGGGTGGTCAGAAGCTGGCCGCCGAGTTGCCTGAGAAGGGCTACGAGAAACGCCTCCCCGAGTACCTGCGCCTAGCCGAGTGGGCCCTGGATCAGATCATGCCCATTCTTGACGACATCATTCTCGCCTACGGCCAGGCCGCGACGGACGCCAAGAGCGCCCTGCAAATCGGGTCCGAGGCTGTGGGCTGGATCACGAGCCTGCTGGGCCTGGGCAGCCAGGAACTCAAGGCCGGGGAGATCGGCGAGGGCTTTGTCGAGAACCTGCCCGTAACCCTCGCGGCCGCAGAGTGGGCCGTTGACCAGGTCATGCCCGTCATAGATGACATCATCATCGCGTGGGGGCAGGCCGAGGAAGGCGCCAAGTCGGCCCTGGAAAAGGGCGGCGAGGCCGTCGGGCATATCACCGGCATTCTGGGCCTGGCAGGGCTGGACCTCAGCGTCAAGACCACGGCGGGCGACTTTCAGGCAGGGCTGGCGAACCTGCTGGCCAACGCCAAGCTGGCCATGGCCTCGTTGATGCCCTTTTTGTCTCAGCTGCGCAGCACCTACATCACCGAGTTGGCCGGGGTCGAGACGGACACCCTGGCCCTGAACGGCGAGATCGCCGAAAAGCTCGGGCCGATCATGGACCTCATGGGCCTGGCCTCGACGTTCGAGGACCTACAAACGCGCAAGGCCGACCCAACGGTGCGGCGGTTCGCTTTTGAGGTCGTGATCGCCCGGTTCATCACGCAGATGAAAGAGGCCAGCAAGCAACTCAAGGTGGCCCTCCCCGAGATCGAGACCATCTGGGACGGGGCCCTGGACACGGCTGTCACGCTGGTCGAAAAGATCGCGGCCTTTTTCGGCCACATTGCCACAGCGCTGAAGAGCGGCGAGGAGATCGCCCTGAGCAAGGGCCTCAAGCCGCAGGCGGTGCTCGACAGCCTGGGCGTGTTCACCGAGATGGTCACCGGCGTGCAGACCATGGGCGGCTGGCAGGGCATCCTCGGCGGCATCCAGGGCGGGGGCATCGGCGCGGCAGGCACATTCGGCGCCCCGACGGTGCTCAGTGGCCTGACGGTGCCCGAGGCAGCGTACACCAACCCGGACCTGGGCGGCGGCGGCACTGGGGGACTGGCCGCCGCGTTCCGCAAGGCCCTAGACGAGAGCGGGGCGAGGGTGACGGTGGATCTGTTCTATGAGGGCGAGAAACGGGGCGAGACGACAGTGAAGCTCAAGCGGGCGGGCAATCAGTCCGTGCGCCTAGCAGCGGGGATAGCATGAGCGCTGGCTGGTGGAACGACAACCTGCTGTGGATGACCGGCGGCGTAACGC